TATTAGATATTGAAGAATTACACGAATATATAAAGAAGCATAAATTAAAAGATATCAATTTAGAAGACTTAATATCTCGCTTAGAATGGAATATGATCATAGATAAATGACCATTTTTAATGATTTGAATGAGTTAAAACTATGGTATATAATGCTTAGGTTATGCTACAAAAACTCAATTTTAAACCAGGTTTTAATAAACAAGCCACTGATTCAGGAGCTGAAGGTCAATGGGTAGATGGTGATTTCGTAAGATTTAGATATGGATTACCAGAAAAGATAGGTGGTTGGGAACAACTAACCGTAGCTCAAGAAACATTGCCCGGAGTGGCTAGAAATCAACATGCTTTCACAAGTTTCCAAGGTGAAAAATATGTAGCTATTGGAACTTCTCAAGGACTCTTTTTATACTACGATGAAGCTTTTTACGATATCACTCCATTAGCAGCTCAACTTTCAGGGACAGCTAGCTTTGATACAGTCCAAGGATCTGCGGATGTAACAGTTAATCTTACTTCTCATGGTCTAGAAGCTGGTCGATATATTACTTTTAATCCTATGTCTGTTACACCAAACGGATTTACTTCTTCAACAACTTTTACTGATGGAGCTTTTGAAGTTAGAGATGTAACTAATAATACTTTTAAAATCACTGCTCCTACTGTAGCAGTTAACCCTGGAGGATCAGCAACTGGATCTGCA